GACGGCGACGGCGACGGCGACGGCTACGGCTACGGCTCCGGCTCCGGCTCCGGCTACGGCGACGGCGACGGCGACGGCTCCGGCTCCGGCTCCGGCTACGGCGACGGCTACGGCGACGGCGACGGCGACGGCGACGGCGACGGCGACGGCGACGGCGACGGCTACGGCTCCGGCTACGGCTCCGGCTACGGCGACGGCTACGGCTACGGCGACGGCGACGGCTACGGCTACGGCTACGGCTACGGCTACGGCTCCGGCTCCGGCTCCGGCTACGGCGACGGCTACGGCTACGGCGACGGCGACGGCGACGGCTACGGCTACGGCTACGGCTCCGGCTCCGGCTAGCCGTCTTGGATCGGGGGCGCTCGCGCCCCCGATCAACCCATCGTTCTGCAGGAGAAACGCAATGCAACACCCGAGAGGCCAGCGCGTGCAGCGGTCCCGCCGCAAGGGCAGCCTGATGCCCGCGGGCGCGGTGTATGTCGGGCGGCCCACCATGTGGGGCAACCCCTTCATGGCCCGCCGCTGGGGTCACGCCAAGTCGGTGATCCTCCATCGCCGCTGGCTCAAGGGCGAGCTGGCAGCCCTGTCGCTCGAACGTATGGGCTTCTGCCCGTCAGAGGTCGACACCCTGCAGCGCCTGCGCGCGCGGGTGCTGACCAATTTGCACCGCCTCGCCGGGGTGGACCTCGCCTGCTGGTGCCCGGTGTCGAGCCCGTGGTGCCATGCCGAACTGCTGCTCGATCTCGCGCCGCAGTACGCCGAATTCGAACAGGTCTGCGCATGACCGGCGATATCCCCTTCGCCCACGCCTCGCAGCCCGATCTGCCGCTGGCCGCCGTGCGCCGCGAGGTCGAGCGCGAGCTGGCCGAGCGCCTGCGCCTCTACCCCCAGCGCATCGGCGCGGGCCGGATGACGCCCGAGGATGCCGACCGCGGGACCGCGATCGCCCGCGCCTGGCTGGAGGATTGCGAGCGCATCCACCATGTGCGGCAGGGAACCCCGCGCGCCCGCCAGCACAACGTCGCCTGGGCGGTGCGACGGCAGGCGCTGGTGCGCGAGCTGGAACTGCGCGCGCGCAGCTATCCGCGCATGGTCGCCGATGGCCGCCTGCACCAGGCCGACGCCGACGCCCGCACCAATGCCCTCACCGCGCTGCGGCGGATCTACGAGGACGGCTTCGACTGGACCGCCAGCAACGGCGCCCGCCCCGCCTTCTACGGCGGCGAGCCCAGCACCATCGCGCGCGGCGAATGGCTGCAGCTGCAGCTCGCCTTCGCGCTCGATCGCGGCGATGCCAACTGGGAACGGATCGTCCGTGACCTGCTGCACCACGCCGGACTAACCCCCGCCGCCGTGGGCGGCCAACAGGAGATGGCACTGTGAGCGAAGAACCCGCAATCGTCGACGGCCCGAACGGCCCCGAATGGAAGCCGCGCCACGGCAGCTTCACGCCCCATACCGGCTTCGACCCGATGGACGGCGAGGATCCCCGCGTCACCCTCGCGCGCGACAATCCCTGCGCGCCCGTCACCCCGGCCACCGAGCCGGGGTCCAGTTCGATTTCCAGACCCACGCGCGCTGGCTGGACCCGGCGGCCATTGCCGGTCAAGCGCAAGCTCTATGGCCGCAAGAGCTGGGCAGCATGGTTCAGGGAACAGGCTGAAAGGCCTGTGCAGTGAAACCGCTTTCCCCCCACGCCCGCGCGAAGGCCGAAGCGGCAATCGCCCTGCTTGAGGCCGCCGACTGCCACGCGCTGCGCAACGACAAAGCCGCCGCTGCCGCGCTCAACGCCCTTGTCGGAATGGGCGCCACGTTCCGCGCTGGCGACCCGCACCGATTGCGCCTCGCCGGGATCACCGGCAGCTGCACCTGGCACCAGGGTGCGCCTCTGCTGCGCTCGTGGCGCGACAACGCCCGCCGCAGGCTGGATGGCTCCACCGCTTGACAACCCCGCGCCGCGGCGCGACTTATCTCCCGCGCTGGCAACCGTGCCGCGCCATGGTCAATTGCCCTCAAGCAGCGGCAACGCGCTGACCATCGAAGGCACCGACGCCGACGGCGCGGCGATCAAGATCACCGGCGTTACTGCCATCACCCCGGCCGGCGACGGCTACTGTCAAACCGATACCGACGTACTGCTCAAGGTCTGACGCCGCCCGCGCGGGCGGGCAGCTGCCCGCCCCGCTTGACACCACAGGGTCGCAACCCACATCTATGCCGCTCTGGCAATCCGGCCGGAGCCACAGCCGAAAGGGCTTATTCCTTGGCACACGAACGAACACCACCCCCCACCGCCCGAGCCGCGGCGATGCGCGCCGCCGGCGACATGATCGGCGCCGAGAAGCTCGCCCAGCTGCTCGATATCGCCCCGCGCACGATCTACGCGCTGATGGCCGGCAAGCGCACCGTCTCGCCGGGGATCCTCGCCGACACCCGCCAGCTGCTGATCGAGCATCGTCAGCAATGCGCCACCGTGATCGCCGCGATTCGCGCGGTCGAGGATGGCCGGATCGAGGATCCGCAAGATCTCGCAACGGGAGGCGGCCAGTGAAATTGAAGGTCAAGGGGCTGCGCGCCAAGCCGTACCCCGGCGGGATCCGCTACTATTGGGAACCCTCGCCGGCCGAGCGGCGGGCGAAGTGGCAGGGCATCAGCCTCGGCAGCGATCTCGCCGCCGCGGTCACCGCGGCCGAGAAGCGCAACGCCGAGATCGAGGAATGGCGCACCGGCGGCGCGCGGCCGCGAGCGGTCGCCGCCTACGTCAAGCGCAACACCGTCGCCGCCGGCATCAAGCGGTACCGCGCCGAGGTACTGGCGCACCATGCAGCCAGCACCAGGCGCACCGCTGAAACCCCGCTCAAGCGGCTCGAGACATGGGCCGGCGACATGCCGATCAGCTGGGTCACCAGGGCCCGCGTCAAGGCGCTGCGCGATGCGATGATGAAGCCCGAGGACCAGGGCGGCATCGGCCATCACCCCGCTTTCCACGTCCTCGAGCGCGGCCGCGCGGTGTGGAAATTCCTCGTCGACGAAGATCTCGCACCGGCCAATCCCTTCGTCGAATTCGGGCTCGGCAAGCCGCCCGCCCGGCAGGTCTATTGGGAGGATCACCACCGCGCCGCGATCGACGCCGCCGCGGCCGCGCTGCAGCGCCCCTCGATCGCGCTCGCGGTCGCGCTCGGGCTCTACATCGGCCAGCGCGAGGCCGATATCCTCGCCCTGCCGCTCACCGCCTGGCGCCCGATCCCGCGCGCCAAGTTCCGCGCCGACCCCGCGCTCTACGATCAGCTCGCCAGCAGCGACGGCCCGCATGCCGGGCAGGTGATGGGGATCTACGTGCGCCAGGGCAAGACCAAGCGTTGGGTCGGGATCCCGGTCGAAGGCGAGGATCGCCGCCGCATCGAGGCCGCGATCGCCGAAGCGAAAGCGACGACCATGCGCTCAAGCAGCGGAGCGATAGCGCAGAAGGCGCCGCGCACGACCATCATCGGCCGCGACAGCGACGGCCAGCCCTGGCAGCAGGACAATTTCATCGAGGTGTTCGGCAAGGTGCGGCAGCATGCAGCTGACCAGGCGCGCACGGCCGGCGACGCGGCGCTCGCGGCCGAGCTCGAGGCGCTCTGGTACGGCGACTTGCGCCGCTCCTGCGTCGTGTTCCTCGGCGAGCTCGGGCTGGACGACGCCGCGATCGGCGCGATCACCGGCCACAAGCTCAACACCATCAAGACGATTCTCGAAACCTACATGCCCCGTACCGAGGGCATGGCCGCCCGCGCGATCGCTGCCCGCGCCGAGGCCCAGGGCCGCCCGGCCGGCAACGTGGTGCAGCTGCAGCAGGACCGATCTTGATTTTCTGGCAGCGCCTCGGTATGGAAGGTCTCACGCGGTCAGTCCCGCGTCGGAATTGGCGTTCCGTGTTACTTGTAGGCGCAGCCCGCGCCAAGCCCCGCTTCGGCGCGGTTTCCTTTGGTCGGGCATGTTCCGGGCCCTTCGGGGCGCCGTTCCTACAGACGGTACGCCAACCGGGCATGTCCGGCCACCAGCTTGGCGTCTGGCGGTCGGCTCGAACTGTATAGGAGGCGACATTGCAGCACACACCGATCGACCGCGAAGCGCGCGCCACGCGCTTCCTCTCCGCCCTTGACGGGCTTTCCAACCTGATCTCCGGGCAGGTGCCCGACATGACGTTAGGCAGCGAGCAGCTGCAGGGTCTGCTCGATCTCATCGCCGCCGAGGCGCACGAAGTCGTCGGCACCGCCAGCACCACCCGCTACCGCGCCAACGATTAGGAGGCTGTCATGCTGATCGAAATGCTCGAACGCTACTGGGCCAAGGTTGACCGGCGCACCGACGACGAGTGCTGGCCGTGGAGCGGGCCGCGTGACAGTCGCGGCTATGGCCGACTACGCGGCACCCGTCCGGTGCTCGCCATCGCCGGCCAGCGACGACCGAGCGAGGCCCACATCGCCTTGCATCTTTGCGACAACCCGCGCTGCGTCAATCCTTCCCATCTCCGCTGGGGAACCACCTATGAAAACCACGCCGACATGATGGCGAAAGATCGCCAACACAAAGGACCGCGCCGGCGCCGAGCAGATCAGATGATGGACCGCCGTGCCGGTGAACTCGCACCGCCACCGACTCGCCCGGACCACCAAAAGTCGGATTGAATTTAAATCCGACGTCGGATTTCACCTGACCTTGTTCCACATGGAACACCAGAAATATCAATGATTTCAGGCTTTTTCGGTGGTTGCGGGAGTTGGATTTGAACCAACGACCTTCAGGTTATGAGACTTTATCAAGGCCTTTGTTCTCAATACCTTAGCCGCAATATCAAATCCGATTTCGGGGCATTTACGGCGCCTCGTCGGATTTACACCTGCGCCACCACGTACCACTCGCCGCCATGGGAAACCAGCGTCACCACCTTGCCCTGCGCCGCTAGCGGAAAAGTCGCCGCGCCGTCGATCAGCTCGCCGCTGTCGCCTTCGATCGTCACCGCATTGCCCGAGGCATCGACCTTCTTGACCGCGATCTGACGGCCATCGAGCGCGGCCGCCGGCGGCAGCGTTACCGTAAGGGGGGCAGTCGTCGCATCCGCCAGGGCTACGGACTTGCCGCTGGCCACGGCCGTGTCGGCCGACACGTTCTGCACCGGCAGCACGACCTCGCCCGACCCGTAGGCATCGAGCAGCTCGCTGTACGCCTGCACCGCGGCGCCGATCTCGGCATCCTGAATGACGACTGCGGCCGCGCTCGCCGTGGCAACGCGCACCGGGGCAGCAGTCGCGCGTGCCTCGCGCCGCGGATTGCTTTTGGCCCGGTTGGTGAATCGGCGCAGCGCCATAGCTCAATCCGCCGCCGTCGCTGCTTCCAGCGCCACCGCCCAGGCGCGCGCGGCTTCGGCCTGCAGCGTGTTGACCGTGCAGATCCGCACGTCCTCCGCCAGCACGGTTACCAGCTCTGGATCTAGCGCGGGTTCTGCGGCCGCATCCAGCTCGGTCGCTCGACCGGCTGCTTGACCACTTCCGGCGCCGTCACCTGCGGCGGGGGCAGCGGCTCGGCTGCATGGACTTCCAGTTGCCGCGCGCCGCAGCCCGCCAGCAGCAATGAAACGCTCGGCAGCAGCAAGCTCGCCAGCGCGATCGTGTTCCGCTTCATCGTCGATCCTTTCCGCCAGTTGGCGATAGGTGGCTTCGGCTTCCAGTTTCACCGTGCGCGCGCGCGCTGCGGCCTCCACCTGCGCGGCCGCCACCGCTTTCAGGTCGTCCTCGGCCGCCAGCGCGCGCGGCTTCCAGCCCTGCAGCTCGATCGGCCACACCTTGAAGCCCTCGATGCGCACCGTCTGGATGGCCAGCAGCGCCAGCAGCACGGCAATCGCCAGCCCCGACAGCCCGATCCTTGCCGCGAAGCCGGAAATGCGCTCCACGAGGCCCACAGGGACGCTCACGCCAGTTTCTGCCGGTAGGCAGCCTCGCGCAGCGGGCACACCCCGAACACCACCAGCGGGGTCAGGCGGCCCGACAGGCCGCGCCCCGCCACCGGCTGCGTGCGGATCTCGAAATGCAGGTGCTGGTCGGCCAGCGGCATCCCGCGCGCGTTGCCGCTGTCGCCGGTCAGCCCCAGCAGCTTGCCGCGCGCCACCGCCTGCCGCGGCTCGACGTCGATCGCCGACAGGTGGGCATAGACCGCGAACAGCCGGTCCTTCCGGCCGTCGCCGTCAAAGTCGACGTCGAAGGCGAGCACCACCTGCTTGCCGTAATCGCCCTGGTCGCGCACCATGACCACGTGGCCATCGGCGATCGCATGGATCGGCGTGCCGATTGCCGCCTCGAAATCCCAGCCCTGGTGCGGGCGCAGGCTGCCATCTGCATTGCGCCGCACATTGCCGAAGGTGTGGCGGATCGAGCCGCGCCGGATCAGGTTGCGCGCCAGCGGCCAGTCAATTCCGGGCAGCATGGCCTGCCTCCCCGCACTGGCGCGTCGGCGGCAGCCCCATCAGTCGCCGCCCGCTCGGCGTCTTGCTCACCAGCAGCAGCAGCCCGTAGGCGATGAAGCCGAAGTGGGCGAGGTCGAGAAACAGGCTGTACCATCCGGCATAGTGCGGCCAGGCGAAGGCGAGGAAGCGGCCCAGCCCGAACATCGCCATGCTCCCCAGCAACAGCAGGAACATCGCGCGGTTGGCCCAATGCCGCGCGGCGGTACTGGCCAGCGGCATCAGCGCCATCGCCACCAGCAGGTATCCCAGCCACACGAATTCGGCCAGCTGCACCGCGGCATAGACGCCCAGCAGCCCCGCCAGCCACAGCCCTATTCGCCACCATCCCCCGCGCTGCCACAGGCTTTCGAGCATGGCCAGCACGGCCACCAGCAAGCGTTCGGTCATTGTCCTTCTCCTCGCCGGCCAAAGCTCGGCAGACTGAAATCGCCCTTCGACACGCGGCGCGCGAGCCAGCGCGACACCAGCCCCCCGGCGCCCATCGCCCAGGGCAGGAACTGCGGCTGCCCCAGCGGGGCAAGGAACCCGGCAAAGTCGCCGATCTTGGGCTGCACCACGCCGAACAGCGCGCCGATGAACAGCGCGGTCAGCACGGTCTTGCAAATCTCCCAGCGCAGATCCTTTTCGCGCTCGGCCACGGGCAGCGCGGCCAGCCCCACCAGCCCGCCCACCACCGCGAACACGAACCCGGTCACCACCACTGGCACCGGGGCGGCGAAACCGATCCAGCTGAACACCAGCGCCAGCTTGAGCGCCGACGCCTCGGCCATCTGTGTGCCGCGATCCGCGCTCATGCGCGCCCACGTCCCGCAGGCGGCGCGTTTCCGCGCAATTCGGTCGCCAGTTCCGCCATACGCGCGCTCGCCTTGGCGTCGGCCTCGGCAATGCGCGCCATCGCGCCCTGCATGTTGCGCGGGAACTTCGCGGGGGCGGTGACATTGCCCGCCTCGTCGAGAGTATCCTGCCCGTCGTCCGCGCGCGCCTCTCTGCCCTTGGCCAGCCCCGATACCCGGTCGGCCACCGCGCGCACCTTGCCGTGGTCGGCATCGCCGCACGCCATGCACAGCCCTGCCTCGGCCATCAGCGCGGCCTTGCCGCTCATCAGTTCGAGCATTTCGAGCGAAAGCTGGCGATACTGGTCGAGTTCGATGTGCAGTTCCGAACAGTGGTTTTGCAGGTTCTCGAACTCGTCGCGGGTTACTTCGGCCATGATGGCGATACTCCTTCCAAGGTCAGACGTAGGCTGCGCCAGTGTTCAACTGGAACGTGTTGGTGGTGGTGTTGTGGCCATGGATGCCCGCGAACGGCGCGGTCGCAGGCGGGCGGTTGGCATCGGTGAACCGGCGCATGGTCGGGGTGCCGTGCGAATAGCCCGCCACGATCCCGGCGAGCGCGCTGTTGTCGATGGTATCAACCCAGCAATGCCCAAGCCGCGCCTTGCCCGCGCCGACGATGTTGAGGCCCACGCGCATTTCGGCAATCACACCCGGCCCCGAATAGAACGGCACCCGGTATCCCTTCTGGCCGCGCTGGACATGGATAATCCGTTCGTAGCCCAGGGCGTCGTGCGCGCCGATTGCCGCCCACGGGTCGTTGACTGTGGGATCGTCCTCGCCCCACCCGTAATACTTGTTCGCTGCCACGCTCCACAGCCGCAGCCGGTGCCGCTGGTAGGCCTCGCCTTCGCAGGTATAGAACAGCCAATACCAAGTGCTCGCCGCAAGCGCGGTGTTGAGCGAGAGCGTCTGGTTGAACGCCGTGCCGCCGCCGTGGGCCACGTCCATGTCGGTGCATTCCAGCACGCTCGGCCCATCGGCATGGGCAGCAAGGTAGTCGAGCAGTGGATCGTGAAGACTGCCGATCACGCGAACAGCGTTGGCCTGAAAGCCGTTCTTGGTTGCCCAATTCGACGAACCGGCATTGATCGACAGGTCGCCGTGCCGCGCGCCGGGTTCGTAGGCTTCGGGCGACACCAGCCACGAACAGGTGTTGCCGGTGCGCCCTTCCTGCGCGTCATCCCATCGCCACTGCCCGTTCTCGGTGTTGGTCGGCAGGCCGGGCAGGCGCACCACGGTATTGTTCCACGCCCGGTCCTCGAACTTGCACTTGAGGTCGATCTTGGCGGTCGGCCCCATGTAGCCGCCTACCGCGCTCTGGTAGAGGCCGGTGTTGCCTGCGGCATCGCCGAACTCAAGGTCATAGCCGGTGCGACCGTTGGCCCATGTGACGATCTCGCCAAGGCGGCACCCGTAGGCACCCTCGATGCGGTAGGTATAGGCGGTCGCGGTGCCGTTCTCGTCGTAGGCAATGTCGCTGTTCACGCCCTGCCGCAGCCAATAAGCAGTGTTGGTGACGTAGCTGCCGTCGCCGCTGTTCACGCGCGGCGCAACCAGACACCCGCCCACGCCGTTGCCTTCGAACCACGGGCGCACGAGGTTGGTCACCGAATTACGGGTAATCTTGAGGCCGACGCCGTTGTTGTAGGTCCACCCGCAGTTGACGAGGCCCGAGCAGCCGACAATGCCGTAGGCTTCCATCCCGTCGCCGCCACTGAAGCGCGTCAGCACGTGGTCGAAATTGTAGTCATAGCCGCTGACGCGCACCAGCGTCTCGGTCAGCGGGTTGTTCTGGAGCCCGGCGTAACCCGGCCATTCTGGCGAGGGATTGTTGCCGTCGAAGTGGAAGTTGACCACCTTTACATCGGCCAGGTCGAAGTCGAACAGGGCTTCGCCGGCAGGGCGATTGGCTTCCAGCTTGAGGCCGCTCAACTTGCTCGACAGCCCTTCGATGATCTCGCCGTTGAGTGTCGCCTCCTTCACCCGCTTGAGCACGCCGGTGGTCTTGAGGTAGGCGGTGCCATCGGTGCAGGAGATCAGGTCGCCATCGGTGAAGGTGGCGAGATCGACTTCCGCCGCCGCCTTGTTGGCATAGCCAGAGTAATCGGCCACGCGCTCGCCGCCAAGGCCGACAGTGGTATGCACTCCCTGCGCGATCAGCTTCAGAAGGGTGCTGTCCTGCTGCAACAGGTTGAGCGCAGAGAACACCGCCTCGCGCCCGGTGCCGCCGCCTTCGATGGTCACGGTGCCATCGTTCACCCGCGCGAAACCGCCCGAGCCGCCAGCGGGCACGCTGGCCTTGGGGACGTTGCGGTTGCGCGACCAGTCGTATTCCACCAGCGTCGCAATGCTGCTGGTGGACATGATGAACTTGCCCTCCTGCCGCGATGTGGTCAGGTAGGCGTCGTCCAGATTGCTCGCGGTGTCGGCGGCGGCGGCCAGCAAGTCCTTGGTGGCATAGCCTTCGCCTGCAGAGCCGGGGTCGCCCTTGAACGAACTGCCCAGCAAGGTGGTCAGGTCGGTCACAAGCCGCGCCGCAAGATCCTCGTCGGTGATGCTTCCCAGCACGCTGCCTGCCGCATTCCACAGCGCCACCAGGTCGCTGGCGGGCGTAACCGATACCGGGTCCGCGCCGCGCGGCACCATCACCGCGCGATCGAGCAAGGCCTGCTGGTCCTGCGCAATCATGCCCAGGCGGTCGAGCCCGAGCTGGTACTGCGACACCAGGTAAGCGGTCGGCGAAAGCGTCGACGGCTGCCCGACCGGGGTATCGCGATAAACCCGCCAGCTGGTGCCGGTGGGGATCGCCGCCAGCGGCGTCAGCGTGGTGCCGGCAATCTCGTAGTGCGTCCCCCGCACCAGCAAGGTCGCCTCGCCGTCTGTCTCGGCCTGCACCTTGACGTGGTCGGGATCGTCGAAGCGCCAGGTGATCGACTTGGCACTGGCCGTATCATCGCCGGCAAAGACGCTTTCCGGCACGATATCGTCAGGGATCATGGCAAACTCCGCTAGTTGGCGGCCATGTTCCCTACAGCCGGCGCGCGCATTTCATCCAAACCCTCGCCGGGCTCCCACCAGAAGTCGGTCCCCGCATCCTCGGCATAGTCGCGGCGTCGGCGGAAGGCCTCGCCGCTGTTCGGGTCGACCGCCTGCTGCAGCGTGTCGAGCAGCAGCCGCTCGTAGGCCAGCCTGGTGAACCACAGGCTGCCGATGCCAGGCGTCTCGCCCGCCAGCAGCCGCACCGCCGCGCGGCCGGGGTTGGTATTCTCCCCGGCCAGAGCGCGCGCCGGCTCGCCGATCAGCAGGTTGGCCAGCGCGTCGCCGGTCTGAAACGCCGGACCCGCCAGCGTGCCGGTGATCCCGCCCTCGAATCGGTTGGTCGAGCTCGACAAGAAATCGCCGAAGATCCCCAGGCCGCCGCCCTGCGCCAGCGCCGCGCCCCAGAACTTGGCCATCTGCGCCTTGTCGTCGGGATCCCACAGCCGACGCGGATCGCGGCCCTTGGAGATCTCTTTCAGCTGCAGCGCCAACGCCCCCATTAACGTGGTGCCGATCGCCACCTGGGCTACGTACTTGGCCCGGTTCCACCCGCCCTGCAGCGCCATGGTGCGGCGCCACTGCTGCAGCATGATCGTCGCCGGAAAGGCCTTGAACTGGAACCCGGTGCGCACGATCTCGCCGATCACCGTCCCCTTGGGCGCCGCGCCTTCGATCGCCGCGCGGATCTCGAGCCCGGCCACCGGCACTGCCATATCCATTTCGCGCAGCACCATCTGGATAATGTCGTCGGCCAGCCCCTCGCTGGCCAGGTTCTCGGGCAGCACCCAGGTCGCCCCGCGCTCCTCGTGGAGCGGCGCCGCGCGAATCGCCTGCCAGTGCTGCTCACCGAGGCCGTGCCGCAGGAACATGTTGCGGAACGGCGCCTCGAGCTGGTCGAAGCTGCGCGAGCGCATGCTGGTGGCAAAGCTCCAGAAATCCATCCCGAAGGCCCAGCGGCCGCTCTGCGTCAGCGCGTTCAGCCCCGACACGCGCAGCGTCGTCTCGGCCACCCGCCGCGCCACCTCGCCGGTCAGCTCCTCGCCGGTCATACGCGCCTGGCCGGCGCCGAGCTGGCTCGCTTCCTCGGCCACCAGCATCATGCGCATGGCGAGCTCGCGATCAGCCGCATTGGCGGGATTGAGCAGCCGCAGCTGCGTCGCCACCCCCTGCCATACCGGCAGCCCGTTGAACCGCCGCGCGATCGCCGCGGTCGCCTGGTCGCTGGTGGTCGAAAGCGCCGCGCTGCCCAGCTTGGTCGCCACCTGCCAGGCGCGCACCGTGCCGCCGAACCGCGCCAGGGCGCCGTCCTCGGCCGCGCTGGTCGCCCCGCGCGCGGTGTCGAACAGCCGCTCGAGCTTGGCCACGCCCTTGGTCGCGGCATTGCGGTGGCTGGCGCGGCCGTCGAGATTGGCCTGTTTCTCGATGGTGTCGGACAGCCACTTGATCGTGCCGGCAGGATCGGGCCCGAGCACCTCCATCAGCGCCACGTCGCGCGCGGTCAGGTCGATGTGCGCCATCATCGCCTCGAACACGCCGTCGCGGCTGCCATACTTGTCAGCCATCCGCAGCCAGGCATCGGCGTCGCGGAAATGAATCACCCGCTCGCGACCGAGCCGCTTGGCCAGCGCCGCCGCGCCGCGCCCGCCCGGCGTGCGCTTCGACCAACCATTGCTGCTGATCGTGGCGAAAATGTCGCGCGCCAGATCCTCGAACTCGGCATCGTCGAGCGGAGCGCCGGTGTCGCGGTCGGTGAAGCGCCCGCGGTCGACCTCGGCGCGGAAGTCGGCGAAAAACCGGTCGAACCCGGCATCGGCCACTTTCTGGCTGTCCCATGCCTGCGGCACGCCCCAATCCTCGAGCTGGCCGATATCGGCGCCCGCGGCATTGGCCCGGCGGCGAAGGTAATCGCTCGACTGCAGCCAGGAACGCGCCAGCTCGGCCGCCGCCGGATTGCCGCTCGCCTCGCCGCGCGCCTCGCGCAGCAGATCCTCGGCGCCGGCGCGGTCGCGCACCCGGCCGAGGATATCCCGCTTGTGGCGCTGCAGGATCCCGCGGTTCATGGCATGCGCACGGCCGCGAATCGCGCGCGCCAGGTGCTCGACGTTGCGGTAGGGCGCGAACTCGCGCCGCGCGAGCAGCGCCTGCGCCGCTTCGGCGAGGTGCCCCGGCCGATCGGGATCGAGCGCGCGCAGCCCGCCCAGGCCGCCGCCGTACCGCTGCATCGCCAGCCAGGCCTCGCGCTGTGCGCGCACCTGCAGCAGCTCGCGGCGATGCCGCTGGCGCGCAGCCCGCTCGAGCGCCTCGAGCGTCGCCTGGCTCGCCATCGCCTCGGCCGCCGGCCCGCCGTGGCGCGCATAGTGCCGCTGGTACTTGCCGAACAACGATTCCATTTCCGCGCCCTGCTCGGCCGAGATCTCGCCGCGCGCGACCAGGCCGGGGATGCAGGCGGAAAGACTCACGCCGCCAGCGCCTCAAGCGCCAACGCCCGATCAGCCGCCAGCGTGGCCGCGTGCGTCACTTCGTCGATGATCGCCGCCTTGCGATAGACGCCAGGACCGGATGCCGTGGTGTGGCCGACCAGCAGTTCGGTGTCGGCGGTGAAGTCCAGCCCTGTCGCCATGATAACCACCTCGCCCGATGCAGCGACCATTGCGTCGTAAAGGTCTTTGCGAGTGGCAACGATACCGCCCACGCCGTTCTCATAAACATAGACCGGCGCAGTCAACACTGAGGTATTCGAGCTACTATAGATCACCGCAGTGCTGCCGCCTTGGTCGGAGAAAAACCGGCCAGCGGTGCCCAGCGCACCGGGGGTGAAGCTGATAACGCAGGTGAATGTCCCACCGCTAATTGCCTGCCGGGCGCTGTCGTTGGCGTCGAAGGTTGCGCCGCCAGCGCCAACAGTCGGAACAGTACCCGCTGCCGTGGCATAGTGGTCGTTGCCGTTGGCGGTCAGATCTGCGGACAGGAACTCCGGCACGCCGCTTACGGTCGCCAGTCTGTAATCGTGGAGCGCCGATTGCCCGCCAGCGGCGTTCATGCTGGCGATCAGCAGGCCTTGCGCCGTCAGCCCGCTGCCCCGTCGCCGCGCACGGCCACGCACCGCACCGAAGCCGAAGCCAGGCATTAAGCCAGGCCGTGGATGGTGATCGCGTCGGTGCCGGTGTCGCGCACGTAGAGCGCGCGCACGTCGAGCACTTCGCCGGCGGCCACCTCGAGCGTCACGTCGGCATCGCTGTCGACCGCGCGCAGCACCACCGTGCCGGCCGCGTCGAAGCGCAGCGCCTTGGGCAGCGGATCGACCGGATTGGTATCGTGCGGGGTGAGCGCGAACATCTGCCGCGCCGGCGACGAAACCGTGTTCTGCTGCGGGGGGAAATTCTCGGCCATGGTCTGGATCCTCGGGCGTCCTGGGAAGCCCGCTGCCTATCACCCGCGCGCGGGCTTCATCCAAACCGACCGCTGGCGCCTACAGGCCCCAAGACTACAGGCACCGCCGTGCCGCCTCGATCGCCTTCATCGCGGTATCGTGCTGGTCGAGCATGTCGCCCAGCTGCCGCTCCTCGCCGTCGATCGTGAACAGGCTGGTGCGCTCGGCCTCGAGCGCGGCGGCTAGTGCCTGGTCGCCGTGTGCTGGTTGAGACTGTCCACCACCCGCTGCATCCGCTCGGCCGACCGCTGCTCGCGCAGCCGGGCCCGCTCGGCCTGCTGCGCCGGGGACAGATCCTGCCAGCGTGCGCGCAGTAATTGCTCCGCGCTCATGGGCTGCGACGATTTCCCTGACTGATTGCTCATAAAGCCCTTCTTCCTTCACTTCGGGCAGATCCGCAAGCGCCACTTCGCGCGCATTGCCGCGACCGCGGCTGTTGTCGATCGCGCGGATCCGCACCCGCTCGTTGCCGGCATAGCGTTCGGCCAGCTGGCCGATCACCGCGCGCGCGCCGACATGGGTTTCCACGTGCACCGCGGCCGGCACCGTGCGCCCCATCCGCTCGGCCCGCGGCAAGGCGCCGTTCACCAGCGCCTCGATCGGCTCGCGGTAGGTATAGACGATATCCACGTCCCACCCGGCGTCGAGCGCCTGCTCGATCTTGGTCACCGCGCTGGCCAGCGTGTTCATGTTGGTATCGTAGATGATACCCGCGTTCTCGCCGCCGAGCACCTTGAGCCCGGTCGACTTGCCCGCGCCGGTCCCGCCAGCGGTGAACAGCACTTCGCGGTCGCGGCCCGGCGGCGGCTCCTCGGCGAGCCGCGCTGCATAGAGCCGCTTGACGAAGGCGCTCGCCGCTTCGTGCACCTCCTGCGAACGCGAACGATCCGCCCGGTACTCGGGCGACAACTCGCGTGCCAGGTCGGTGTTGAGGACGCGACCGCCCTCGGTCGTCAGGCCGGTATCGGCGTCGTCGATCTGGTCGTAGAGATTGCGGTATTCGTCGAAATCCTCGTCGATCCGTGCCGCCAATGTGGTGCCGATATCCTCGCTGTCAAGTGCCAGCTGCTGGCGCACGTCATGGGCGATGCTTTCTGCCTGGGCCTGTGTCGCCGGCGCATCAGGCTCGGCAAAGCCGTCGAGCGGATCGTCGCCGAAGCCGAACGCATCCTGCCCTGCGGCCTCCAGCTCGTCGCGGCTCGGCCAGGCCCCGTCGACCGGGTCGACCCGGTCGCCCTCCGGCGTCAGCTCTGCCTGGTCTGCCGGATCCCCATCGCGCGCGAATAACTGCGCATCCGCTTCTGCAGCCCCGCCTGCGCGTCCAGCTCCATCAGCGAGGCCACCCCGCGCCGCACCTTCGCCGGATCCTGCAAGGCGGGCGAGATCGTCGAGGTCGAGCTGCCTGACGGCGGCGACGAATTCCTTGACGACTTCTCCGATCCGTTCGCCATCTGCCAGCCTCCTTGCGCCTGCGTCGATCGCATCCTTTACCGGGCCCGCGCTCCAGGCGCTTCGCCGTACCAGCTCGAGCGCGCGGGCATTGTCCTCGATCTCCTGCGCGCTGCGCTCGCGGTCGATGCGGTTGCCGGCGCTTTCGAGCGTGTCGGCGTTGCGCGCGGCGCTGCCGAACACCTGCCGCATCTTGCGCAATTCCGCAAGCCCCCGGTCGAGCACGCGCGCGCGCTCGACGAACAGGCTCGTCGTCGAATCGAGCGCGCCGAACATGTCCTCCTGCGTCTCGCGCGCGAAGCCCGCCGCCATGCCCTGCCGCACCACGCCCTCGGCTTCGCCGATCGTGCGCGGCGACAGCCGCAGCAGCAGATCCATCAGCGCCTTCTGCTCGCCGGGGTCGCTGGCCAGGCGGCCCACCACCGCGGCATGCGCCGGATCGACCAGCTCGTTGACCACCATGCCGAACGCATCGTCGCCCAGGCGCACCAGCGCCTCGGCATCGCGCACCAGCGCCGATCGCGGCGGCAGGTACTTGGCCCATTCCTCGCGCGCGATTCCCTGCAGCACCTTGGCCGCGTCGATCGTCGAGCCGCTGCCCTCGGCAATGTTCTTGAGCGCCGCCCAGGTACGCACCGTCTCGGCGTCCCATCCGTCGCGCTCGCGCAGCACCAGCGCGTCGAGCAGCACTTCCTGCCCGTCGTTCTGCGCCGCGATCCGCCGCGCCAGTCCGAGCCGCTGGTGCCCGTCGGCGATCAGCCGGCGGCCGTCCTCGGCTTCCCACACGATCACCCGCCCGGCCAGCATCGGGTTCCAGCGCGATACTCCCTGCAGCCGGTCGGTCACCCCGAACTCGTCGCCGCCAGCCTTGAACTGCATCAGCCCCGCGTCGACCTCGATATCGGCCGGGTCGAACCGCTCGAACGCCACCGGCCCGAGATCGTCGATCATGGCCGCCTCGCGCCGCAGCTGCGCCGCTTCCTCGCGCAGCACCGCGCCCCGGCTGACCCCGCCCTCGCCGCTCACCCGGCCGCCGCGGCCCACGCTGGCCGCCTCGCCGCCCATCTTGCGATGCGCCCAGGCAATCAGCTCGCTGGCGGTTTCGATATCGCGGAACACCGCCGGGTTGGCGCGGATCGAAGCGGCCGTGACAACCTCGCCGATCGGCGCGTCGGGATCCGCGCGCAGTACCCGCAGCGCGTCGCCGGCGCCGAGGAAATGCGCCAGGTAGGCGTTGCCCTGCGTCGCCGCAAAGCCAGCACCCTCGATCGACTGCAGGTTTGCCTGGGTGAAGGTCGCCATTACCCGGTCCTGTACCGCGCCATCGGCGCGCTTACGGAGGATCTGCGCGCGACTTTCGCCGGTGTCGCCGAAGGTGCGGCGGTAGAACTCGATCCAGGTGTCAGTCAGGAACTGGTAACGGCCGTAGGCGCTCGAGGACTCGGCCGCGGCCGTGTCGTTGCCGCCGCTCTCCGCCGTGCGGTTGCGGGCAAGGTAGCTCGCCATGTCGAAGGGCCCGGCCGCACCAGCTACTGCTGGCCGCGCCGGTGCCGCCGGCGGATCGACCCTCGGCGCCGGACCAGGCGCCGCGCGCAGAGGGGCAGGTACGTCGTCGGGAACGCCGTGCAGCAGGGTATCCAGCGCCGCGGTCAGCCGGTCCTCGAACTGCGCCCGCCCTTCGCCGATCGGCGCGAACGGATTGGCGGCGTCGATTTCGACCTGGCGCTGCCACTGCAGCAGCGCGCCCGATTCCTGCGGTGTCAGCTCGCGGCCGGTGGCCAGGATAAGCTGCGCCTGTTCCTCGGGGTCGAACGCCTGCAGCGCCTCGCGCAGCAGTGCCTCGCGGTCGATCTGGGCCATGCTCACGTCCTGCTCGAGCGCGCGCGCTAGGCGCAGCTCGCGCGGCGTCAGCCGGTCGTAGGCTAGGCGGCCGCCCTCGAATGCGCCTTGGAACAGTGACCCCAGCACGAACGCCGACCCGACGTTCACCGCCATTTCCCCGCCGGTCAGCTGCTCGCCCAGGGCTGCACGGTTCTCGCGCACGTTGCCCTGCAAAGTCAGCTCGAGGAAGGACTGCACCCCGCCTTCGGTCAGGATCCGCATTGCCGCGCTGCGGCCGGCCCCGCCGAACGGCAGTGTTGCCTGCACCACCGGATCCTCGAGCGCAGCGATCATGCCGCCACCAAAGCCCACTGCGGTACCAATTACGCCGCGGGCACCAGCAGCTACCCCGAACGCCTCAGCGCGCGTCGCCTGCTCGCGCTCTAATCGCGGCGCCAGGTACTCGTCGAGCTGCAGCGCGGTACCGGCAAGGAACTGCGGATCGCTGCGCTGGATCCGCGCCACTTCGTCTAGGATCGCCTGCCCTGCCGCGCGGCGATCGCCGCGCGTCATGCCGGCGCGGGCAGCCTGCGCGCTGGTTACCTGCTGCAGATCCGCCAGTGTTCCGCCGGGCAGATAGCCCATGCTGGGGGGCAGGATCGTGGTCAGCCCCTGCGCCCGGCGCACGTCGTTGACTGCCTCCAGCACCGGCCGCAATTCCTCATCGTAGATCAGATCCAGGTAATTGCTGTTGTCGGCGCGCGCGATGGTCCGGTTGGCCTCGAACACGTCGCCCAGGCTCTGCGGCGCAATCTCGCCACGCTCGAGCAGCGGCCGGTAGCCTTCCTCGTAAATGTCCTGGTTCTGCGGCACCTAGTCGCTCCCGCCGATGCGATAATTCGGCTGCGGCCGGTTCGGATCGACCGGCGCAGGATCGCCACCAATCCGGTAATTGGGCTGGGCGCGGCGCGGGGCCGGCGGCTCCTGGGCCTGGGCGGCGAGAGGGGCGATAGTGGCAATGTCGGCCATCCACCGACCGCCGCGATCGTTGAGTACGTAGGTATTGCCGCCGCGGCGACGGAAAGCATAGAAGCCGTTGCCCTGCCGCACCGGGTAGAAATCCTCGCGCAACTGCCGCCCGGTAACCGGCGTTTCGCCGTCCGACCAGAAGCCGGTAGTGTTGCGAATGTTGGCCAGGCGACGGTCGAAACTTTCAGCCGTCATGTTCTGCGGCAGCTCTACGCGATAGCCTTCCCAGGTCGTAAGCCCACCCTGGGGCGCGCGACGGTTGACCGCATGCTGCACCGCCGTGCGCAGCCACTCCACATCGGTCTGTTCCCGCGACAGTCCGTGGCGCTGCGCGTAATAGGCATAGAGCGAGCGCGCGGCATCGCGCCGGCCGCCCTGTGCCGCAGCCGACATGTCGGTAAAGGCACCGCCAACGAATTCCGCGTAGCGCTGATCGAAGTCTGACGGAATGCTCACCACGTCGCGCGCCAGAAGATCACGGCCCTGCAAGGCGCGCGCGGCATAGTCGTCGTTGAGCGATACCGCATGCAGCAGTAGGTAATCATCGCTGTCCACCTGCCGGATCACCGCGGCGCCGGCCTGCCCGCCGAACGCGCGCGCAAGGTCAAGCACCGCTCGCTGGCCATCGAGAGAACCGACGTTGGCGCGCAGTTGCCCAACCTCGGCCGCGGTCAGGTATTGCGCCGGAGTCCCCGTTGCCTCGGACAGCGACTGTGCTGCGCGACGGCGCGCTGCGACAGTTGCGGGATCGCCGAAATCCAGCTCTGGCCAGTCCACCCCCAGGTCGGCAGCGAAGGCAGAAGGATTATCCGTCAGCTGCGCCTGCCGGCGATCGCGCAGCCCGGTAAGGGCATCCCGCTGGGCGACGATGTCGCGCTGCTGGTCGACGTCCTCGGTTTCGCGCAGCTGCTGGTTGAGGCGGATGATCTCGGCGTCGATCTGCGGCGGGGTCGCGCGCTCATAGGCCTGCAGCGCACGATTGCCCATGATCGCCCCACGCAAATCGCGCGCATCGTCGTCCAGCCCGGCCTCGACGGCCATGTTGTAGCCTTCGGTCAGGTCGGCCTCGCTACGCGGCACCCCGGCGCGGTAATCGTCGAGCAGCTCGTCGACCACTGACGTGACCTCGGCCTGTCGCGCGCGCGCCTGCGCTTCGGCTTCTACTGCCGCGCGGCGCTGGTCGACCTCGGCCTGGCTGCGCAACTGTTCAATCACGCCAGGGTCGAGCTGGTCAAATAGACCGCTGTCGAGCAGGACAAAGCGTTCCGCCGGCGGTCGCGAACCAATCCAGCTGGCACTGATTTGTGCCACCCCTTCGCGATCGAGAGCCTCGCGAATGTTGGCCGGCACATGCTCGAGCGCGGCGACGTCGGCGCGATGCTCGGCGATCTCGCGGGTAAAGCCGACCTGGTCGGCGCGCGTTGCCCGGTTGGCGCGAATGTTCACCGTCTCGCGGTGATTGGTCACCACCTGCCCGGCGGCACGGCCGCGCTGCCAGGCCTCGGCGGTAACCAGCGCCTCGCCGCTCCAGGCCGCGAACCGTGCGGCATACTGCTGCCGCACCCGATCGTCGGCAATGCCGGCGAGAAAGCTCGTTTGCCGCTCGGCGATCCGCGCCTCGATCAGCTGCCGGTAGCCACTGCCGCCGGCATCGACTTCCTCCTGCGTCTGCAGCGCAAATTCGTCCAGCTCCTGCTGGATCTGCGCGAACTCGAGCGCGGCAGCCGTCGCCTGGAAATCGCGGTTGCGCTGCGTCTCGAGCGCACGGTCCTGCACCGCCATCTGGCCCAGCACCTGGCTGCCTTGCATCAGCGCATCAGCCACGCCGGCGCCGTAGGTTTCCGGCCGTGCGAACGGCAACGTGCCGGTTCCGCGCTGCGGCGCCACCTGAGCGCGGTAGGTATCGTCGGGCATCGGCCTAGCTCCCTGCTGCTGCCATCTGGCTGCTGTGCTGCCCCACCGCGGCCGCGCCGCCGAGCAGCTGCGACACCCCGCCCATGATGCCGCCAATCTTGGCCATCTTCGCCTGCGCCTTAAGCCCTGCGGCGCGCGTGTTGGCATTGCGCTTGCTCATCAGCAGGTCCAGCTCGCGGTTGACCAGGCTTTCCTCGAGATCGGCCAGCGCCGAGCCCATGCCGGGCGCGAAACCGCTCTCGGCCTGGCGAATCACCTGCACCCCCATCTGCGCGCGCGAAGCGGCGCGGATCTGCGTCCGCTCGGCTACGCCCATGGCTTGTTCCTCGCGCGCCTGCGCATTGAACACCGAGGCGTTCTGGAACCCGCTCGCCACCGTACCGGCGGCGCCGACCACCGCGCTGGCAACCATCAAGGGTACTGCGGCCTGCATCAGTCGTTCTCCTGCACCGGGACCGGGCCAAGCCGGTCAAGCAGCATCACCGCCTCGCTGCGCGGTCCCCATTGCTCGAGTACCGCGCGGCGGGTGAAGCCGATAAACTCGAGGAAGCGGATCTCGGCCGGCCGTGCCATGCGCGCCAGCACCTCGATGCGCGCGAACGGCGCCGTCTGCAGCCCGGCGCGCAGCGCGCGCACCACTGCCCGGCGATCGACCGCAGCCCACCAACCTTCGGCAAAGATCGCCCAGGCCGTCGCCTGCCGATCGAGAAACACCTCGCCCAGCCCGGCCACCGCCAGCACCCGCCCACCGGCGATTTCGGCGGTGTAGGCTGGGCCCATGGCTTCCAGCTCGTAACCGTGCCGCAGGCTCACCTGCGGCTCGTAGATCCCCAGCACCCCGCGCTGGCTCGCCTGCTGCTCGATGGCGACGATATCGGTCGGCCGGAAAGGGCGGATCCGCATCATCCCACGTCCACCTCGCGCACGATCGCCGGCAGCACCAGCGGATAGGCGCTGCGGTCCTCGATCGTCTCGCGTTCGTTGCGGCCGGGCGAGAGGCCCGGCATTTTTGGCTCGCTCCACCCGCTCTGCAGCGGCGGCCCGCTCATCGGCGTGGTGGCAGTCCAGGGAAACACCAGCGACAGCGCCGCCGCGCCCAGGCGGCCGAGCTTCACCATCGCGCTGTCAAGCACGTAGAGCGACATGCCGATCGTCTTGCGCAGCCGCCCCATGGCCGTGCCATCGCGCAGCTCGATCGCTGGTGCCAGCGGCACCAGGCGCGCGGTGTAGTAGCGCCCGATCAGCACCTTGCTCGCCGCCGCTTCCAGCTCGAACGTGCCGTCCCCCTGCACCTCGACCAGCTGCTCGACCCCGTCGGCCAGCACCGGCACCGTCTCGCCGGCAAGGTGATCGACCCCCGCGAAACTCGTCGTCGCGGCGCCGTCGTAGAGCAGCGCACTGTCGAGGAACATCGCATCCTCGAGCGCCGGAGGATCCTCGTCGTCCCACCAGTCGCCGAGCTGCTCGAGCGAGCGCACGCCGGCGCGGTCGACCAGCAGCCACATGTCGTCGAGCGCGCCGTCGGGCGAAGGGATCTCGGTGCGCGAGAGGATCTGCGCGTCCTCGATCTCCACCGCGGTCGACCAGCCCTTGACCTCCTGCTCGGGGCTGTAGCCGTGCGCCGCCATGGTCCCGTCGGCGCGCAGCGCGTACACCAGCTCCTCGGGCTCGGCCTGGTATCCCAGCTCGACGATCCCCGAACGGCTCACGTGGCGCGCATAGACGTTGGCCCAGCGGCCGGTGTAGCGATCCTCGGAGAATTCGTATGCCGTGGCGCGGACCTTCTTGCCCCCGCGCTGGACGAAAAACGTCTCGCCGCCGGCCTCGATCGGCCACACCTCGGCCGAGCCGTGGCGCCGCTGCGGCTCGATCTTGAGATTCGACGAACTGATCCCCTCCGAAGGGTTGATCGCCTTGATCGCGTATTCGCCGCGCGCGGTGCCGAGGATCACCGTGTCGCGATCGGCGCGCACCCACAGCACCTTGTCGGTGATATCCATCCGCAGGCGGATGCCCATGTCGGTCTGCCGCTCGCCGCTGGCGTCGTACTCGTTGAAATCGCGGTACGATCCCGCCACCGAACCGGCGAGCTCGAAATCGCGGATATACCACAGCCGCCCGCGCCACAGCCACACGTGCTCGGGCCAGCCTTCCTCGGCCGAGAACAGCCCGAAGGCCCACAAGGGCGAGGCGGTGGTGGCAAGGCTGGCGGGCAGTGTCCGTTCGACCGTGCCGGTCGCCTGGGTCGCGCTGGTAAATCCGGTGATCTTGACGATCCCGAAGCGGTCGTAGGCATAGCTCCACAACACGCCGTAGGGGCCCTTGGCGTTGATATCCTGGCCGGTGGCGTCGCCGTCCCACTCGCTGCCCTCGACGTGTACCGGCTGCTCGTACCCGGTGCGCCCGGCGCTCGCCGCCTCGTAAACCCGCCCCTCGCTGCGCCGGAAGGTGCCGATGGTGATGCCGTCAATGCCTTCCTGCCATGCCTTGATCGCCGCGAAGTCACGCGCCTCGATGCGGATCCTGCCGCCGACGTGGCCGGCGGCGAAGATTGCCGCGCTGGCGGTCAGCGTCACCGCGCCGCCTTCGGTCAGCACGCCCGCGGCCGAGACGGTGATCGCGTCGTCGTCGTTGACGTCGCCGAACGGCCCGCCGACCAGGTCGATCGCGGCATAGGTGAAGGCGTCGGCCGCGGTGCGCGACAGCGCCGCCTGCTGGTGGCTGCCGTGCGCCAGGTAGAGCACGTCGCCCGATTGCTCGTAGGACACCCGCGCCGCCTCGGCCGCGCTGTACGGCACCACCACCTCGAGCGGGTCGGGGCCGTCCATCACCAGCGCGTCGTTGGTCACGAAGCGCAGCACCGCATCGCTCCACTCGATCACATAGGCCTGCGTCGCGTTGAACACGAACGGGGTCAGCCGCGCGGCCGTCGCCAGCGCCGCGGCGCGGTACCAGGTACCGGGCCGCTTTACCGCCGCCCCGTCGATCGCGCCGACCATGTTGGTCATTTCCTGCACCGCGATGCCGTAGATGCCGAGATCCGCGCGCGCCTGCAGCCGGCGCGAGATCTGCGCCCCGTTGAAACTCGCCTGCAGGTGATGGGTGCCCATCAGTAAAACCTCTGGCCTGGGCTCCCGTCGTACCGGGACGCCACCCAATCGGTGTCCTCGATTTCCTCGGGCGGGTTCTCGCGCCCGTCGATCGACTTGGCTTCAAGCACCGCGGCGCGGAACTCCTGCATCAACCCCGCCGCCGCCGGAGCGCCGCCGGTAATGCGCTTGGTCGTGGCCGCCGCCAGGCGCCAGGCGAAGGCATTGCAGAACAGCTCATCCCACTCGCCGACGGCTTCCACCCGCGCGACGTAAGCGATGTGGATCGGGCCGGCGTCATTGGCGTAGATGTAGCGGCGCGAAACGCGCACGTCGCGGCGCAGGTTCTCGGGCCGCAGTCGCTGCAGGTCGAGACGCAGGTAATCCTCGGGGAGCGCAAACCTGTGGCTGTGGTCGCCCAGCGTGGCGGCGGTAAAAGCGCCATCGGCGGTCAGCTGCCGCCCCGCCGGATCGACTGCGAAGTTCCACAGGTGCGCGCGAAGCGTCGCGTCGCGGGTCATATCCCACACGTCGCGGAAGGCCCGCGCGGCGCGGCTGTCGGTGGCATCGGGATCGTCGAGCTGTTCGTCCACGCCCAGGTTGGTCAGGGCCAGGCGCATCAGGTCGAGGCGATCCATGTCGGGTTATCCTTACCAGTTACAGCGGAATGGCGGCGGCCGTGCAGGAGGGTGAAAGCGCGCTCCTGGGTGCACTGGCCGCCGCCGCCCCGCCTCGGTGCCGGGGCAATCGGGCAGGCGCCTTAGGCGGCGTCGCCCGAATAGTAGAGATCGACCACCATGTAGTCGGCGCTGGTCGGCAGCGCCGCCGTGCCGACAGTGGCGATCACGCGCTCGGGCGCGGTCAGCGGATCCGCTGCCGACCCCACCGCCGCCGCCTTGCCGAACAGCGTCGGCGTGTCGGCCGTGGTAAACACCGCCGCGGCCCGGTACTTCGCCGCGCTCTCAGCCGTGCCGATCGCGATCGTCGCAGATGCACCGGCAGTCGCGGTGGCGTTGATGACGCCAAAGGCGAACACCGCGCCGGGCGGCAGCTCGCCCAGCACCACCGTGTCGCCGGACGCCTGGCCATCGTAGGGGATCGTCGCGCGGATGCGCTTGAGCGTTGCGCGATAGATCTGCGAGGGGATCTGCGCCCGGCCCGACACATCGAGCCGGCCGTCCGTTTCGTCCGAATAGGTTTCGGCCATTTTCTCAATTCCTTCTTCTCGACACCGCCGGGTGGCGGCATATCCAGGTGGCGGATCGCGGCTCCGTCAGGCCGGTAGCGGAGGCGGGCCTAAGCCCGCCCCTGCCGTGGTGGCGACTATGCCTCGTTGCAGAGGATGTAGCCGACCTTGCCTTCCTGCAGGCGTGCGGCAGTGACCGCACGGCGCGCATAGGTCTGCGCCGAGTAGTGGCGCGTGGGCAGGCGGGTGACGTCGGTGAACATGCGTTCCCAGAACGCCGCCACCATGCCCGACTTGGCCCAGAACGGCACCTTGCGGTAGCCGCTGCCGTCGACCGTCAGATCGGCGTTCTCGAACCGGGGGTTGCCCAGCTCGATATGCACGAAGTTGAAGCCGAACAGCTTGTGCAGGCGGCCGTCGCGGATCTCGTCGCCGCGCGCGGCGTAATCCTTGCTCACTGCCTGGACCTCGGCCATCAGCGCCGCAGCCTGGCTGGCGGTGATCGCCATCCAGAACTCCTCCATGTCGAGATCGACATGGTTGGCAGCGAGGATTTCCCAGGCTGCGCGCAGCTTGGTGACGGTCAGGTTGACGTTGCCCGCGCCGCCTTCGTCCACCGGCACGACGTTGCCCGAATCGAAGGTGGTCAGCACCGTGCCGTTGCGGCCGGTCTGCACCGTACCGTAGATCCCGCCGATGATGATATCGTCGGTACCGCGCGCGATCGCCCGCGCCGCGGTCTGGGTATAGGTGCCCTGCAGGTCGATGCCCGAGGCCAGCTTGTCCTGGCTGTCGACCAGCATCGCCGCCACGATCGGATCGGGCTGCGCCACCCAGCGGCCGTCATGGCTGACCTCGAGGTACTCGGTCGGATCGTTGCGCCCGGTCTTGCGATAGGGGTTAACGTCGCCGACGTGGTCGGTCAGCTTGAACAGCTCGCCGCTGGCGTCGACCTCGGTGACGCACTTGAGCAGCTTGGAATCGTTCTGCTCCAGCAGGAATTCGACGTTGTCGCGGTACTTGGTGCGGAACGTCTGCGGAATTTCGCTCTCGAACATGGGTTTTCCTTTCAATCGGGGAGGATCGAAAGACTTGCCCGCCGCACCGGCCGGGTCTTTCTGGCGTTGTCGCACGCTTGCGCGGGGGTCTGCCCCTCCTGCTCGCCGGGCCAGGGCGCTCCCCGGCTTGCCGAACCATGCCGCCATACAAAAGCGGCGGGGCTTTCATCCAAACCCCGCCGCTTCCTTCGGTCGGCCGCGTCAACAGGGAGAGGAAACCGGGGCCGCCTAACCTTGCGCCGCGCGGCGCTGCGCCGCCGCTTCGTGCGCCGCCACCACGCGCTGCAGCATGTCGCGCCGCGCGGTCAGCGTCTTGTCGCCGGCCAGGATTTTGGCCGCCTGGTCGCGGTCGGTTTTCATCGCGTCGAGCTCGGCCTTGGCCTGCTCGACCGGGATCTGGAACTTGCCGCCGCCTTCGCCCAGCAGCGCGTCCTCGCCCATGCCGCGACCGAGGCGCGCGAGCAGCTGCATGGTCTTTTCGGTACCGATGCCGCTCTCGATCCCGGTCACCGTGTCCATGTCGAGCTCGAGCCCGGCGATAGCCTTGTTGGCATAGCCGACATTGGCATCGAAATCGGCGCCCCACCCCTTGCGCAGCGCCTCGACCCCGGCCTGCTTGGCCGCCAGCGCCTCGTCGGACTGGCCCTGCACCAGCGCCGCGCCGTGTTCGTTGAAGACATCGACCATCGCCTGCAACGCCTTGGGCGGCAGCACCTGCTCGAACGCCACCTGCTGCATCTTCGCCAGCAGCGTCGCGTCGGCCTCCATACCCTCGGGCATCTTGACCTCGTAGCCCTCGGGCGTGTCGGGCCGGCCGATCGCCTTAGCGTACCGCTCGACCACTTCGGGCGCGTCGCCGTCCTTCGGCACCACCAGCTTGTCGCCCGCTGCCAGGCGCTTCTCCAGCTCGCGGTAGCCGGCGATCGCCGCGTCGGGATCCTTGAAGCCCTTGGCCGTCAGCCAGTCGCGGTTCGATTTCTGATCGGCCGCCGGCGCGGCCGCCGAAAAGCTCTCGAGCCACCGAGTATCACCCGCCGCACCGGCGTCGCCGCCCGCACCGCCGTCACCGGCCGCACCGGCCGCACCGCCGCCATCGCCGCCGCCCTGGCCGATCAGCGCCGCCGCGCCGACGGCGGCACCGCCAGCACCTGCATCACCCGCGCCGGCCGCACCGCCCGCACCGGCTGCACCTGCGTCACCCGCTGCACCTGCTGCTGCATCACTCATCTTTCACCTCCACGAACTTGACAGCCATTGCGCTGTCGACACCGAGAAAACCGCAGATCCGCAACCACACCTCGCGCCGCCCCTCGAGCAGCGCGTGCGTCCGCGGATCCGCATGGAACGTCGATTCGTTGGCGCGGCAGAAGCGCGCCAGGTCGGCCAGCACCCGCTCGCCCGACGTGGTCAGCTTCCCGTCCCTGTCGTGGAACACGCGCTGGTAATGGAACGCGCGGCGCCCGTTGAGAATGACCTGGCCGACCTCGAGCGCCTCGCTCAAGGCCTCGGCCATCACGCCGCGCACGCCCTGGGGATTTGCGTCAGGCAATCACCGACTCCTGTCCGCGCGCTGCAGAAAGATCCTTCACCGCCGCGCCGGCATCCTTGAGCCCGGCAAGCGCCGAACGGATCGCCTGTTCCTGCTCGCGCGCCTCGCGCTTGGCTGCCACGTCCTCGGGCGACGAGAGATAGGCGGTGCGCACCGCCAGCGCCTTGGCCAGCTCGCGCGGGGCCTGCTCGGTGTTGATCGCGTCGTACACGCTCGGGTCGATCGCCGCGACCGGCGCCATCACCTCGACCCAGCGCGAGAACCCCAACGCCTCCTCGGCCTTGGCCGCGCGCGACAGCGGATTGTCGTAGATCACCCGCAGCGCCGCGCCTTCCTCATAGAACTCGGGCGGCGGCTTGGGGATCACGCCGTTGTCGATCAACAGGTCGAGCTCGCGTTCGATCTGCGGGCCGAGCCATTCGACTTCCTGCCGGCTCGCCATCGGTGCCAGCAACATGCCCTGCAGGCGGCTGATCTCCAGCACCTCCGTAGCAGTCATGCGATCGCGCCGTTCTAGCACCAGCGACCACACCTTTTCGAGAAAGGCGTCACGGATCGGCTCGCGTTCGTTGTTGAGCAGCTCCATCCCGATCTGCAGCTCGCCGCCGTGTGCCAGCGGCACGATCTGCGGGTTGCCCATCACGTCGAGCCCGCCCACCGTCACCTTGCCCGGCGCCGTGTGGATGGTCGACAGCACCCCGTCGTCGGGCACCAGCAGCGGCGGGTCGACCGCGCGGTGGCCGGCGCGCAGGATCGTCTTGGCCATCGCGTTGACCGTGCGGATCGCGCCCATCACCTGCGCCGCCGGCGAGCGGCCATAGCGTTCGCGCGGCCCGGTGACATAGCGCGAGAAGGCGATCGGCCGCTTGCGGTAGCCACCCTCGCGGATCTGCAGCTTGTCGGACAGGCAGATGTACCGGCTTTCGATCGCCATGCTACGGTAATCGAACCGCTCGGGGTCGCGATCGTGGCGCGGCCGCACGACGTGCAGGATATCGTGCTGCTTGTCGAACTTGCGCTCGTCGAAATCCTTGCGCAGCACTCCGACCAGGTTCGCGGCGCCGAACTGCTGCGCGCATTTGCGCACCGTCCAGCGGAACTTGCGGTGCAGCGTGTCGACCCGGCCGGTATAGTCCTCGTCGACGTAGCACTCGGACAGGTGCAGCGTCTTGTAGAAGATCCCGCGTCCCGGCCGCCAGTCGATCCAGAACGGGCCGCAGCCGTAGGAGCCGAGCGAGCGAATGTTCATGTTCGCTTCGGGATCGAAACCCGCCTCGGGCGAATAGCGCGCCGAGAACAGCCGGTCGGTCGCCAGCTCGGCCCAGGCCTGGAACTGCGGCGTCTCGTTGAGCGAGGGACTGGTCGACACCAGCGTGTGGTACCGCTCGCCGCGCGGGATGATCATCCCGGTATAGGCCGCGGTGAAGCGGTCGAGCCCGAGCGAGGCGGTATGGTCGAAAATGTCGAGGCCATTGAGCTGGCCGGGCGATTGTTCGTTGAACGCGCCTTCGCCCAGCGGGTTCACCCGCTGGTCGATCTCGCGCCACAACGGCTCCCAGGGCAGGCGCTGGCTCTCCAGCTCGCCCTGGTGATGCAGAATATCGTCGACGATTTCCTGCGTTTCCACGCCCGGCCAGCCCTTCGCCTAGAAGGCGACGCCGCCGGGCGGCAGCTGCAGCTGCTCGCCGGGCGAAACCATCAGGGGGGCGGCCAGCTCGACCCGCACCAGCGGCGCATCGTTGATCGTGCGGTCGGGCGCGAAGCCGTACACGTGCGTGATCCGTCGCCCGCGGGTCAGCGCCGCGCCGGTGAAGTTGAGCGCGGCGGTGGAAACGAACAGGCGTCGCTTGGGCGACAGCATGGCCTCGGTCACCGGCAGCTCACCCTGCACGCGGTTCTCGTCGCCGAGCGCGATCTTCACCGGCACCCTGTCGGCGACCAGCTGGGCCAGCTTGGCGCGGCCCTCGGGGTCGAGCGCGAGCGTTTTGAAACCGCCGCCGGGCTTCTTCTTCGACGCGCGCGGCTTCCTGGGAGCCTTGGCCTTGGCAGCGGCAACGGCCTCGGCCGCTTCCTTGGCCTTGGCATCGGCAAAGCCTTCGCGCTGGGCCTTCTCGTCGGCCTCGGCGGCAGCGGCTGCTGCTGCAAGAGCGACGGCGGCATCGACCGCCCCGTCGGCAGCAGCCACCTCCGCGTCGATCGCCGGCGTCTCGCTGGCGGTTGCACCCTCGGCGGCGGGATCCTGCCCGGCACCGGTGTCGGAATTGGTATGGTCGGTCACTTGCGGTCCTTTCACATGCCGAGGATTTGCTTCACCCCGACGGGGGTCGCCTCGGCGCCGTCCACTCCGGTCAGGATATCTGCCGCACCGCCGCGCCGGCGGCGCAGCTCGCGCTCGCGGCGCACCCGCTCGAGCGTGTCGTCGCGCCGCGGGAGCGGGGCTGCAGCAGCCTGCTTGGGTGCCTTGACTTTCATGTGCTGGACCTCCCTGCGATCAGGCGAACGGGTTGTAATCGGCCTGCACCGTTACCTTGCGCGCGCGGCTTTCATCCAAACCCGCCAGCCCCGCACCCGCCACGCGGCCCTCGCCGCCCGCCACCAGCAGGTACTGCAGCCCGTCGTGCACGTGCGAATACTGGTTCTTGCTCGGGCGGTTCTCGTACCGGCTGTCGCCGCCGGCCACCGCCGTGCGGCGGAACACGTAGCCCGAATTGAACCCGCGCCGCAGCACCGTGCAGCGGCGGTCGACCAGCAGCCCCGGCTGTCCCTGCTCGATCAACCGCTTGAGCGGGCGCCGCACCGCCTCGAGCCGGATCGTCAGGTCGTTGTTCGGCACCGGCGCCGGCCGAACGCGGATCTTCGCCACCTTCGCGACCGTCTGCAGCCACGACATTTCGTTGCCGCTCTGATCGGTGCCCTTGGCTGCCATAGGGTCGGCGGCGGCATACTCGACCGGGAAGCCAGGGAAACGCGATGCCAGCAAGTCGGCCAGCGCCTCGCCGAACGCGGTCGGGCCGACCGTGTCGAGCTGTTCGTCCTCCTGGTCGATGATCGTCGCCAGCTCGGCGAGGATCCGCCATTGCCCGCTCGCCAGGCGCTGCCCTATCACCGCGGCAGGCGTCAGCCCCGCATCCATGCCGATTCGCAGCGGCAGGCCCTTCACCGGCTCGAGATCGGCGGTGTGGATCCTGTCCGACCACTCGGGATAGACCGGCATGCCCGAGCGCACCGCACCCCACTTGTTGTCGATCATCCGCAGCTTCATCTGCTCGGACATGACCGCCGCCTGCTTGCGGTAGTAGATCCGCCCCGATTCGCGGCTGCCCTCGCCGCTGGGGTCGAGATTGTGCAGGTTCTCTGCATTTGGCTCGAGCCCGCCCGGCTGCTCGAAAAACTCCAAAAGTGGCTGTTTTCCGCCAGTTTGCTCGCGGATCAGCTCGGCCAGGTCAGGGTCGATTTTCTGATTTACGAACAAATCGTACAGGTGGTTGTCCTCGTCGGGAGCGTTGAAGTCACCGAAGATCTGCGAGATCCTGCAGCCGCCCTCGCCCGCGCTCGGGAAGCGCCCGACGCGGCCCACGCCGAGCTCGAGCAGCATCCGCGGCAGCAGATCCCACTCGTTTGCCCACAGCCCGGTGCCCTCGAATCCGCGCAGGATATCCTCGACCGCGTGCTCGCCGAGCGCCGAAAACAGCATTTCCATGTCGAGCTGGTAGAAGCCGGGATCGCCGCGCCGGCCGACGTCGATCGTGAAGCTGTGCCGGCGCGGCGCGTCGCCCGACCACTTGCCCAGGTTCTTGGGGATCCACTGGTGCCAGGTCTTGATCAGCGTGCGGTCGAGGTTGGGGTAGGTATCGCGCACCGCCATGATGCGGCACCGCTTGACCATGCAGCCGCGCGCCGGATCCGGCATCGCCCGCTGCGACATGCCGAGGCGAAGGCTGCGGGCAATTCCCGCCACAGTCTTGCCACCGCCCACCGGCCCCATTATGCCGGAAATGAAAGCGCGCGATTTCACGAACGCCGACGCCACCGGCCCCACAGGGGTCATCAGCCGCTCTAGCATTGCGGCTCCCTTCCTCGCCAGCCGTTCACCCCGACCCCATGGCGCGGGTCCGAGGTTTCGCGATTTTTTTCAGCCGTCCCGGCTATCGACGCCAGCGCCCGAGGCGCCAGCAGCTTGATTGGCGACGCGAGGCCTTCGCAGAAAATCCGAAATCGCCCGTGTGCGACCCCGCATGGGGAGCGGAGCTCGCCGATTGGGGGGGGTGGGGGGGTCCGATCGGCTTCGCCGATCGGCGACGGGGTGGCACCTCGATCGAGAAGGCCGGAAACCTGACGGCCACACGCCGAAAAGCGCGCCGCTTCAATGGCTTGGCTGGCCATATCCGACACCATCAATCCGACGCCTCGGCATCGTCGCCGCTATCGTCCTGATTTTCCTCGGCAAAGCCCAGCGCGGGCAGCTCGTCGAATTCGGCATCGGCGATATCGTCGAACAGGCCGGTCCCGGCACCCGCGACCAGGGCGAAGTCGCCGCGCAGGTTGACGTTCATCGTCGCCGGCATCTTCCCCTCCACAAACGGCAGGGCGATATCGGCGCAGCGGATCTGCCGATCGAGCGCCTCGGTCTTGCTGCAGCCCAGCTGCGCCGCCAGCTGGTCGGTCGGCCGGCCGTAGATCCGCGCCAGGACGGCCGCCGGATGCGGCCCCATGGTCAGCAGCCAGCGGCGGAAGTCGGCGTTGCGCTTGTTGCCCGAGCCGGGCTTCCTGCCGCCCTTGCCCTGCCGCCGCTGATGCTCGCGCACCGCCCGGTACACGTCGCAGTCGAGCTCGCGCTGGATCTCGGCGATCTCCCTGGCATCGGCGAACGGCAGCTGGTCCTCGTCGTCCTCCTCGGCCAGCTCTTCGAGCAGCTGCTGCTCGGCCTGGTCGAGCTCGAGGCCGAGCTGCTCGCCCTGGGCGGCATCGGCCGCGGCCCGATGCGCCGCGGCCGCCTCGCCCAAAATTTCCGCCGACCCGCCCGCCTTCGACACCCCAGATCACCCTAGAAAACTGCACCGCGAGGCGGCGGCCTATCAGCGGTCGATCGACTTCATCCAAACCGGCGCGGCGGCCTGTTACCCTGTTACCCACCCTCACGAAGGCAGGGTAACGCCGAAAGTTACAGCCAATCACCTGATTTTTGGGCAGTTCCCTATGTTGTAACCGTGTAACCCATATACCAACACATTATAATGTGTGCGCGCGTGCGAGCGCATGCGCATCAAGAGACACGCGCAATCGCGGTAACACGGTAACAAGCCGCGATTGGTTAACGATTTCAGACATTTGTGCGTTACCGGAGGCGTTACCCTTGGCGTTACCACCCTCCCCCCGACCCGGTTACAGCAAGCAACCGGCCGCGCTCGAGCACTATTAGCCGCCCAGGGGCGGGGGCGACAAGCGAAATGTGAAGGGAAGGGCTCGAGGCGCGTCGCGCTGGCCGATCGCACCGCCAGGGGCCGGGGTTGAGCATGGACGCCGGGCGCACCGGATCGCTGCGCGATCCTGCCCGGCGAACTTTTTTTTGCTAAGGGGATTGACACCGGGTTTTGTGCAGCTTATCTGCACACCTGTTCCCGGCAATCGAGGCCGGGGATGGCAGCAAATGGAGGCTGACAATGACGATCCCCACCGACAATGCGGTTTACGCTCTCACCGCGGCAACCAGCTTTCCCAAGGGCAAGTGGTTCCTCTCCCGCTACATGACCGCTCTGCCGATCGCGGCAGGCGATCGCGATCAATTCGCGGAGCTCAACTGATGGCCGCCAACGACTTCGACTATTGCGAAGCGCACGGCCTGCAGCCGTGCGATCGCAACCTGACCTATGTGCGCCGGATTCGCCTCGCCGGTGCATGGCTTCGCGGCCGTGCGCTGGAACAGCTCGAGCGCGATCGCGACGCGCTCGGCGGCGGCATCCTCGGCCCGGCTCACCCGGTCAACCGGCGCAATGCCGCGGCCTGCAATGCCGCCTACGCTTTCGAGGATCGCGCGATGGCTGCCCGCAAGGTCGGCCGCGATCGGCAAAGCCGGCAGGCCAGCAAGCCGCGCCTGCAGCTGCTCGCCGCCGCGCCCTTGCGACGGCCGGTGGCACAAGCCGACGTCGACGGGCTCGCGCTGTTCGACAGCTACCGCAGCCCCGCGCTGCTCTGAATTCCCCTGGCGCCTGGCATCGGGCCGGGCGCCCCGACAATGGAGGTTGATTATGGGATGGTTGATTTACAACGCTTTCGAGTCCGTGCCCTGCCCGCAGGCCGAGCTTGACCGGATCTGCACCTGGGGCGACCAGGGCGACGGCTGCCGGGTGCTGGCCAGCGCGATCGTCGGCCGCGCCTACTATGCCGCCGCGCGGATCGAACGGCCGAACGTGCAGCCGCGGATCGTCGCGCTGGTGGCTTTGTTCCAGCGCCAGCCCTTCGGCTACAAGCTGATGGACGAAACCGTGGGCCCGAACGAACGGCGCTGCCCGCGGCAGATCCTCGAGCTGCTCACCCCGATCTGGCCGGGCGATGCCTGGGCGGCCGAATGGCGCCGCGATTGCTGGGCGCAATTCGGCGGCGAGCCGCAGGGCCGCCAGCTGCAGCTGGTCTGACCCCAGCGGTGCGGTGCGACAAATCCGGTCGCACCCATCCGCTGGGGCCATTCCGGCCCGGCTCAATGGAGGTTGAACACCATGAAAGACAAGCAAACCAGCGGTCAGATCGACGGCAGCGACGGCCGCGTGTTCCGGTGGATGCTCCAGGGCGACTCGCGCCCTGAAATCTACGGATGGATCGAACGCGACTACAAGGTTGAACCCGACAGCGGCGGCTTCTGGCGCACCGACGATCCCCAACAGGCCGCCAAGCGCGCATGGGCTGCCTTTCCCGCAGCCAGGGAGAACGCACAATGAGCAACCAACAGATCACCGAGGGCCAGATCCTCGCCAGCAGCTGGGGCTACGAGCAAACCAACGTCGACTTCTACCGCGTCGAGCGCATCGCTGGCCAGTTCGCCGTGCTGCAGAAGCTCGGCAGCAAGGAAACCAGCGACGGCGAGCTGGCCATGACCGGCCGCGCGGTGCCCGACGAGGCGGTGCTGGTTAGCGCCCGCTTCCGCCGCAAGATCCACAAGGCCAGCTGGGGCAGCACCTTCGTGCAGATCACGCCCTACGCCTACGCCTACCCCTGGGACGGCCAACCCTGCCGCACCAGCTGCTACGCCTGAAAGGAACCACAACCATGATCGACAATTTCCAGCAGCGCCTGCTCGCCCGCATGGGCGGCCGCGAACGCTTCAAGGGCAACTTTACCGCGCGCACCATGTTCGACCTCGACAAGCGGATCGACCGCGAGCTCGCCGACGCCGAGGCCAGCGCCCGGCAGGGGCTCGAGGCGATCGCCAGCAGCACCGCCGCCGCACCGGGGTCGATCGACTCGAGCAGGCCGTCGATCGCAAGGGTCGCGCCTTCCCCGCCGTCCGGTGGCGCGGCACCGCGTACCTGGTCGGGCTGGTCGCGCGCGACAGCAGGCTCATGCTTCGCCGCGCGCCGCCCGCATTTCTGCCAGCGCCAGCTCATAGCGCCGACGATCCTCGGCCGCTTGCTCCCAGGTGCCTGTACCGAGCAGCCGGAAGCGGGTACAGCGCGGGTTGTCGCCGTTCGCATCGCTCACCCACTCGGCCGGAAAGTGCGGCTCGCCGATCGAATAGGCCAGGGCGTTGGCCAGGATGAGGCAGCACTCGGCCATTTCGTCGCGCTGATCCTCACTGTTGTATTCGCACCGATCGCAAAACTTCGCCTCGAACTCGCAGCCTTCGGTGCTGTTGCTCGGCCGATAGGGTATCGTCGCGCTATCCATCCATCTTCTCCCTCTGCCGCGCGGCCTCGCGTTCCTCGATCTCCACCAACTCGGTGATCGGCAGCGTGGTGCAGGCGGTCACGCGACCGCCGATCCGTTGCCGATCGTACCGCACCGCCCCCGGTGCCCGGCGCAGCGCCTGCGCCCAGGTGCCGCTGTTCCACCGGCTGCCCTGGAACAGCTCGGCCAGTCCCGCATGGTCGCTCGCCACCGCCACGTAGGTCACGCCGGGCACCAGCTTGCCGCCCGCCTTGCGCTTGGGGTCGCCGCCCGGCAGCACCCGCAGCCCGATCCGCTGCAGCGCGTCGTTGGCGCTCTGCCGCAGGCTCGCCGCATCCGCCACGCCCCAATCGTCCGTGGTCACCGACTGCAGCAGCCACTCGCTCACCTGTTTCTTGGATCCTGCCCCGGTCAGCTGCACGTTGGCATAGACCAGGCGCTCGATGCAGCGCGTCGCCTCGCTGGCATTGTCGCTCGCCTCGGTCAGCTGGTCCTTGCCCAGCAACTCGGCCCAGCGCGCCAGCTCCGCGGGCGTGGGCGGCGCTTCCGATAGCGCCAGGTGCGCCGCGGCGAGCAGGCTGCCGAACTGGTCGGCGGTGCGCCCCTGGTGCCCGCCAATGTCGATCATCGCGTTGCGGAACAGCCGCAGCCGGTCGCGCCACAGCGGCCAGCGATCAGCCATGTCCTTGCGCAGCTGCTCGCCGAGAACCGCCAGCTCGCGCTTGCACTCGTCGAGCGGTGGCTCGCGCAATGTCCCGGCGATCTCGTCGAGCTCGAGCACCGCCAGGCGACTCTTGTCCTGCGGCGGGATCGGCGGGATCAGGATGCTCGAGAACAGGAAACAGCTGGTCGCGCGGAATTCGTGGCCTTCGTGATCCTGCCCGCCGCGCAGCACGTTGCCCTGGCTGGTGGCGGCGAGGCGGGCCAGCTTGATCAGCGCCAGCATCTTGCGGTTGTCCTCGTCGGCCTCGGCCTCGTCGATCGCCACCGGCAGCGACTGCTGGCCGAGGATCTGCCGCACCGCCGCCTCGGTCGCGTCGGGGCTCTGCAGGATCCCGTTGCCGTGGATCAGCCCGGTGGCTTTCTGCAGGTGGCTCTTGCCCGTCGCCTTGTCTCCCGCCAGCCAGATCAGCGGCCGGTAATCGAGCGCCCCGCCATAGATCGCCGCCGCGTTCCACCCGGTCAGCAGCATTGGATCGACCGTCGGCCGGGCATAGCGCCAGCACTCGAACAGGCCGTGGATGATGCCGCCCGCGCTGTTCGCGAATTCCACCCCGCGCGTCTCGAGATACTCGCACAGCCGCGGTGCCAGCGCGCTGGCGTCCTTGGGTACCTTCTTCGCCGGCCGCGGGATCGCCGGCTGCGTCGGATAGACCAGATCCTCGTACAGCCCCGGCTTGCACCACTGGCCGTGCAGCAGGATCCGGTCGCCCGCGTGCAGCACCAGGCTGCCATCCTCGGCCTGCCACCCGCCGCGGCCGCGCACCCTCTCGCGCGGATCCCACACACCCTTGCTCGCCGCCGCATCCATCAGCAGCATGCTCACGTCGTCGGTGCGCCAGCCCGTCACGATCCATTCCTCAATCTCGTCGCCGGCGGCATCCCTGGTCTTGACCAGCTTCTTGCGCGGCCACTGCTCGATCAGGTAGGCCGATCGCGGCGCGAACAGCGCGACGATGTGCTTGTTGGCCACCTGGTCGGCTTTCAGCGCGCGCAGCTCGCCCAGCGCCGACAGGTAATAGAACAGCCCGCCCTGCGTCCCCACGGCCGCCACCGGGCAGCTCTCGGGCATGCCGGGTCCGTCGTGGTCGACGGGCGCGGCCGGATCGCCGGTGATCCCGGCTTCCTGCGCCGCGTCGAGCGCCGCTTTCACGCTGTCCAGCCTGCCTGCCAAGCCCGACTCCCTGCTGCTATGACCCGGCGCGTGCCAGGTCGTTCAAGTCCTTCACCCCCGGCGGCGGCACCGCCTCGAGCACCCGGCGGCCTTCGCCGCGGTACCGTTCGACCGCCTGCAGGTAGGTCGCCGCCGCGTCCGAATCGGGCGCGTCGTTCTGTTTCAGCATCACCAGCTCGCGCGCCTGCTCGGGCAGCGCCAGTGTGACCATGTTGCCCACGGTGATGGCGGCGATCGCCGCGATATCGGGATCCGCCACCGCCGCGGTCAGCCCGTCCTCGATCCCCTCGCTGATATGCAGCCGGCCGAGGCGCAGCGAGCGCAGCGGGCCCTTGTACCGCTGCCCCGCGGCATCGCGGCCCAGCCACAGCTTGATGTGCCCGCCGGTAAAACTGCCCGCCACCTTCTTGGCATCGCGTACCCGGCCGCGGTGATCGTGGCCCAGCTCGGCCGCCCCGGCCTTGCCGCGGCCATCGGCGCGCAACCAGGTCCGGTGGCAGGCGATGAACCGGCCGGTCGCCAGCTCGGTCACCGCCGCCACCATCGCCGGCAGCTCCACCAGCTTGATGAAGCGATCGGCGTCCTTGTCGAACACCCAGTACGGCAGCGCCGGATGGTACCGCAGCACGCCCGGCCCATGCTCGAGCACGCCGAGGTCGATCCCGCGCGCCAGCAGGTAGCGGTCGACCGGGTCGCCGCGCTCGAGCGGCCGCGCTGCCAGCCAGGTGGCATGCGCGCGCTTGCGCCGGGCCTCCTGCTCGGCTTCGGCCCCGGCGTCGCGCGCCGCGGCGCGCGCCTGCGCCTGCTGCCGCGCCTGCTCGAACCGCGCCGGGTCCATCTGGTCGATCCCCAGCCAGCTCTTGGCCCACGGCACCGCGCGCTTGTAGTCGCCGCCGAACAGCACCAGGCACACCAGCTTGAGCGCGTCGCCGCCATCGGTCCCGGCAAAGTCCTTCCAGATCCCGCGCCGGGCATTGCGGCCGACGTGGATCGACAGCGACTTGCCCGGCTCGCCGGCCAGGCTGCCCACCGTCAGCTCGCTCCCCGATCGCCGGGCATTCGGCAGGATCTCGGCCACCAGGCTGTCGATCCGCTCGGCCAGCATGTCCGAGATCTCGCTTTCGGTGAGGCGATCGGAGGTCACGCCGAAAGGATCCTAGAGCATCGCCGGCGCCGCTCGCGCTTGTACGCAACCTCGCTCATGGAGATCCGGGCATCCGCCCGCTTGATCGCTGACCAAACGGTGACCCGGCTCACAAGAAAGGCGGCTGCAATATCGTCCTGCGACATGTTCGTTTCCCGATATAGCCGCACGATTTCGGCGTCCCGTTCGCGTTGATCGGGCCTCGGCAACTTGCCGCCACGAAGATGACAGGCTGGACGCCAGCTCATTCCGGCGCCCCATGCTTCTCGTCGTAGCGCGCCCAGCGGCGCAGCTGCTGGCGATTGCGCGGCTTGCGCCAGTACGGCTCGACCGTGCCCGTCAGCGGCTCGCCGCGCACAACCTCGATCCGCCCGGTATCGACGTCGTAGGTCACCACGTCGCGCCGATCGGCACCGTCGAACAGCACGCCCACGTGGCTGCAGCAGGGGTGATGGTGCGGGTCGGTCGACAGGATCGAAAGCCGCCGCGGCGGGGTTTCAGGATAACTCATGCTGCCACCTTTCGCAGACTGCAGAACCGGCTCTCGCACCGCGCCGCCGCGTCGTTGCCGATCAGCCGGTCGCATTGCGCGCAGAACCGCGCCAATCCCTTCTCGCGCGCCTCGTAGCGGTCGCGCGGCGCGGCGGTGCCGCCGAACACCGTCGGCGGCAGCGCCGGTCCCGGCCGAGGCGGCGGCACTGTCGCCACCTCGACCGGTTCCACACGCGGTTGGCAGGCATTCCGGGGTACTACATCGCCCTCCACCGGCCCCTTTGGTCCCGCAGGTGCCTGCCCTTCGCAGCCGCCCGCGCCGGCGGCTGTTGATGAACCCGGTGGAGGTGTCTCGACGGAAGTTAGGTGAAGTTCGCCTTCACCGCCCACATCGCCGCCTGCTCGTAATTCGTCAGCGCGATCGAGCGGCAGCGGTTGTCCGGCACTTTCTCGCGCAGGAACTGCATCAGCTCCTCCGTGCGCTGCTTGATCCCGGCGACGACGTCGCTTCCCGACGGGTTGAATTCGGGCAGGGTGCTTTCCTTCTCGGCCATGGCTTTCTCCTTCTGACCGCGGCGCGGAAGGGGCCGCGCCTCCCACGTCGACAGCGGCCGAGCGCGCCAGCGCCAGCACACCGGCGACGATCCGCTGCATCCGTTGCCGCTGGTCGAGCCGCGCCATCAGCCTCGCCCCAGCACCACATGCGGATGGAACTGCAGGATGCGCGCGCGCAGCTCGGCCGAGCCCTTGCGCATCTTCGCATTGGAATCGTCGGGCCGGTCGTCGAACGTGCTGCAGCACTTCTCCACCGTCACCGTGGCCAGCCCCAGCGCCGCGGCGATCGTCGCGTGATCCTGCCCCGCGTCCCACAGCGCCAGGATCTCGCGTTCGCGCGGCAGCAGCGCGTCGTGCAGGTCGGGCCGCGCGTTGCACTGGCTCGCCCGGTTGCGCGCGTTCATCGCCCGCCATGCCCGCGGGTCAACAGAGCATTAACACGTTTACCGTACGGGTTTGCCGGGATCTGGTGGCGGGTGGGAGCCCGCAAGGGGGGATTTGCATGCACCACCGCCGGTCACGCCGCGCGTTCGAGCGGCTGTTCGAGCAGCGGCAGCTCGTAGAAATCGTTGGGCGTCACCGCGCCCGCCGTCAGCACGTAGATCTCCACCGCTGCGCCGCGGTTCGGCAGCCGCCGCCCGGTTTCCCAGCGATAGACGTTGAGCGCGTCGGGCCGGCTCGGCAGTCGCGCCGCCAGCTGCTCGCGCGTCAGCCCCTCGTTTTCCCGCCAGTCCTGCAGCTTCACGGCTTGCCCCATCCTCCGGCGCACCACGCGCCATGTCCAAATTGGATAGACAAGCCGTTTCCAAAATGGCAATATGCCAATATGGCAATTCGGGGGACAAGCTATATTCGCCTGGTGAGCGACAACACTTCACCCCCCAATCGCATAGTCGAGCTGCGCGAGGCGATCGGCATGTCGCAGGCCGCGCTCGCACGGCAGATCCACTGCACCCCGTCGGCGCTGTCCAAGGTCGAAACCGGCGACCGCAAGCTCGACCAGCTGTGGATGCGCCGCATCGCCAACGTGCTCGGCGTCGCCCCGGCCGAGCTGCTGCCTCGCGTCGACAATCCCTGGGCGCTCTCGCCCGAGGAGAAGGCGTTGATCGAACGGCTGCGCGCCGGCAGCCGCGAGGACCGCGATCGTTTCGCCCGCGTCGCCGACGCGGTGATCGACTGGAACGGCCCGCCCGCCGAGGATGCCGCGTGACGCCATTTCCAAAACGGCAACTTTTTTCTTGACGCCATTTCCATTCTGGACATAAAACGCCACCCGTAAGCAAACGGGGAGCGTTCCAATGTCCGCACTGGCACCATCGTCGCCGCCAGCGCCCGATCGCAGGATCGACGCCGACCGCTTCACCTGCGGGATCCGCTACATCAAGCAGCGCGCCGGCGCCCTGCGCCTCGGCAACACCGCGCTGGTGCGCTACGTCGCCGCGCTCGTCGCCGACAGCGGCTTTCCCGAACCGTTCCCGCTGTTCGTCAAGGGCCAGGGCAACACCCGCGAGGTCCGTCTCGGCAGCCGCTGGAACGTGCGCGCGGTCGACGCCTGGTTCGACGGCCAGCTGCCGCCCGATCTCGCCTGCGCGATCAGCCAGCAGGACATGGCCCGCGCCGCCGATACCATGGATCAGCGCGCCGCCAACCTTCGCTTGGTTGGAGCCAGCGCCGCGTGACCTTCCCCCTCACTCGCGCCGGTACAAGCGAACCCGCCGGCGCGGGTGAACCGGCCGCGCCTGGCGCGGTCGGCCGGCTGCCATCAGTCGGTGCCCCCCAAGGTCAAGGCGGCGGATGGCAGCCTTGGCCGGAGGCATGCTGACATGGGCAAGCGTCGCCTGCCTTGCGACGTGCCCACCTGCACCCACGAACGCTATCGCTGGCAGCGCCTCTGCGACAGCTGCTTTCGCCAGCTCCCGCACCGGATCCGCACCGCGATCCTCGACCACTGGCGCTTCGGCAACCGCAAGCTCCACCGCCAGGCCTGCCGCGATGCGGCCCGCTACTTCGCCACGCGCACCAGCGCCAACGACGATTTCGACCAGGACCCCGGAGTGAACGACTGATGGCGCGGCAACCCCACATCGGATGGCGCAGCGCCGCCGTATGGCTGCTGCTGGCCCCCGCCAGCGCCGCGGCGGCGATCGGGCTGCTGTATTGGCTGCTGGCCGCCTGATGCCCGAGATTTACCAATCCGCGCCGCGCGGTTCGCGGCACCACAGCAAGGAAGACAATCAATGACAAAGCAGCTGCCCGACGATCCCTGGATCGGCAAATTCGTGATCGTGCGCACGCGCGATGCCGGCGTCCACGCCGGCGTGCTGCGCTCGCGCGACGGCCGCCAGTGCGAGCTGGCCGAGAGCCGCCGCCTGTGGCGCTGGCGGGTCAACGGCAACAAGGGCATCACCCTGTCCGATCTCGCCGTCCACGGCCTCGATACCCGAGACACGCGCGTGGGCGCAGCCGTCACGCTGGTGTTGACCGAGAACTGCGAGATCATCGCCTGCTCGCCCGAGGCTGCCGAGAACATCGCGCAGTTCCCCACCTATGTCCCCCGCTAACAAGGGCTACGGCGACGGCGACGGCGACGGCGACGGCGACGGCGACGGCGACGGCGACGGCGACGGCTACGGCTACGGCTCCGGCTCCGGCTCCGGCTACGGCGACGGCGACGGCGACGGCTCCGGCTCCGGCTCCGGCTACGGCGACGGCTACGGCGACGGCGACGGCTACGGCGACGGCGACGG